GTAGTCGCACAGTCCGTAGGAATATATGCCGGTTGCAAAGGCCATGTCATACCCCCAGGTCCGGTACAAACTGCACGCTGGCGGTGTCCCGATCCTCCATCGCCGCGCGAAGGAAATCCTCTTCGTAGATAGACTTCAAGGCCGCAACTCGATCAGCAGCGAACTTGAGTGCCAGGTAGTACGCCAGGCCCGACGCCAAGCATGGCAAAAACCTGAAATTGACGTCGGAAGTGTTGGTGTACGCGCCGGCGTCTTGAATGCGACGAATGCGGTAGTACACGAAGGTGTAGTTCTGGTCCGCTGCGGGATAGAAATACACCTTGGGAGTATTGGTGCGCTCCACATAAAACTGCGCAGGACGGGCCTGCGTGGTCTTGTCAGGCACGTTAAGGTAGTCTTCACGGCTGATGCGCTCAATGTAGACGTCCGTGTTGATGCCCTGGTTGTTTTGGCGAATAATTGCCTCTAACACATTGACCACGTCGGTCGGCAACGAAATGCTGCTGGTTCCCTGCACTAGGGCAAAAGTAGCCTGCTCAATGGTCCACAAATTCAACCCGCGATTGGCCCAATCAAGAAACAACAAGTTGAGCGAGCGACGTGCCGACGTGAGTTGATACCCAGCCGTCGGCCGCATGCCGCAGCGCTCAAAAGACTCTTCGATCAAGTCATCAATCGACAGGTCAAAGGTGGTGGTGTTAGAGGTGGTCATTTGCTGTACAAGTTGTCAAATGTTGCTTGCGCATCCATGTACGAGTCATCCTGCTCCGCGCAATGTATCCACTGACTGGGCCTGAAATCAGGTGCACCTTCCCCTGTTTGCCAAAACGCAGGGCTTGTGACCCTGACGCGGTTGTTTGGCAACGCCACAATGTTACCTGTCCACTTGCCTGCATCAGTCAAAATCAAAACATGACTTTGCTTGTGCTGCGCGGGACAATCGGCTACCTCACTCTCCGCGTAGTCCACGGTGAACAAGTACCTGCCGGTGTGAAATTCACCGTCAATCTTGCACAGCCAAGGGCTGGGGCTGGTCCGGGCAAACTTTATCACCGTGTGATGGTGCGACGGACAGTCCCAAGGCTGCGCCAGATGTGTGGGCATGCGATCCGGCCACTCTTCCAGTGGGATGTCTCCCACAAGCGCTGTGATCGGCATGCGCGCCCACATGGCTCCCCCATGCGCGTTTTCAGAGCCATCTACCTGGCTTTCACACCCGGTAAATACAAGCTGAAAACTCAAGCAACGATCCGGCATGACGTTGACCGCAATGACATTTGCGTGCAAGTACTCGCCATGGTACTTCTGGTGCATGTGAGTAAACTCACGTCTAACCCAGCACTTGAAATACGGAATGTTGCTGATGAGGTATGCCATTATTTAGCGCGTTTACCGCCCGCCATCATGCCCTTGGACATTTTCTTGGCCGCGCCGCCCGCAGCATAGCCTTTGGACATCATGTTTCCGCCCATCATGCCCCCCGCCATCATGCCTTTGGCCATGCCGCCTTTAGCCATGCCGCCCTTGGCCATGCCGCCTTTAGCCATCATAGGAACACCCGTAGAGGTGCTCGTTGAAGAAATCATCTTGTTTGCAGGGCCGCTTTCAACAGCACCGCCGCCGCGCGAAGCAGCTCCCATTCCACGTCCAGCCATATCAAACTCCTTTTTTCATTGCACGGCCTTTAACGTCGGCCGTTTTACGTTTAACAGCACGACCCATTTTGTCGCCCATGTCAGAATCTTTCATCATCTTGCCGCCAGGCATCTTGTGCATGCCTACCGCGCCGCCTTTTTTCATTTTGCCAATGCCATCGGCCGCAAAAGCAGGCACTGATTTGCCGCCCTTTTTGACCATCTTTAGTTTCGAGGTTGCCATCATTGCTCCTTACTTTGCTTGCTGAATAAGTTGATCAATTTTTGCTTCAAGGCGGTTAAACCGCTGGTCAATGTGGTCAGTAACTCTCTGCACCTCTGTGTTAGTTGCGTAATCACGGGCAATTTCCTCTCGCGTTTTATTGAGCAGTATGTCCAGCCGCTTAAGTTCCTCAAATTTGTCTTTGAGCAAGAAACCAAGTGCGCCGGTTATGAAGGTCAGGGCAAGCGACCAGGCTGAGTTCAAGTCCATTTAGTACAGCTTTCCTTTTGTTCTGCCCCGTATGGCTATTCCATCTCCGCGCCTTGCTGCTTCAGAGAGCTTGACTGGTCCGCCTTTGGCAGGTTGTTTTACCAAGCCACCTTTTTTCATTGGCCCCGGCCTGTCGTCATAAGCATTGCGGTAAGCCTGAGACGCCGCTTGATTCTTTGGGCTGAGGGTATCAAACGTGCTGAATGGCGGGTCTTTTTCTCGGAGAGAACTGGGCGAAGGACGGTCTTCAGATACCATCTTTTTAGCTGCCGCGCCCAATGCTCTTCCCGCTGGCCCAAGCAGCTTGCCGCCTTCCAACGCAATGCCCGCCTTGCCAGCGCTCATCAGGGCATCCACAAAGGGCGTGTCACCAAACTTTTCGCGGGCGGCACGGAAGCCTTTGACCATCTCGCTTGGCTCACTGCCCTTGTCTTTTGGCTTTGAGGCGGACGCTTTGGGATAGGTGGCACCTTGGGTTGTAGTAGGCGGGCCAGATTGCCGACTTACGCTTCCAAGTTTGTCAATCCGTTTTTGCTCATCGTCCGCAGTGACTGTGCCGTATTTTTTGCCGTCGAACGTAAACGTCTTTTTGCCCTCAGCGCGAGCTTCTTTAAACGCTTCTTCAAAGGAAGATAGTTTTTTAGCCATGTCGCACTCCTAGCACTTCCATCTTGCTAAAGCAGCCGCCTTGCGGGTCGGCTTGCCTTTCTCATCTTTCATCGGCCCCGGCATCCCGCCCATGCGCGCGCAGAACGAGTCTTTGCGTGGTCCGCCCTTGGGCTGTGGGGCCTTGAGGTTGCTGCCGGTGGCTGCGTTGTACTTGGCACGGCCTTTGGCAGTCAAGCCCGCCCCCTTGGAGACGGGCAATTTCTCACCACGCCCAACCGAAAGGGAAGGGCCTTTCTTAGCCATTACTGCGCTGCTCCACCATAAAAGAACAGTGTCACGCTGGTAACTTCAACACCAGAGACATCAATAAATACTCCTGAGTCAAAGAGAATTCCTTGGTCCGGCAAAAGAATGTCAGTGGCTCCCGCCACAGCGGCGGTGGTCAGAGTTAACAATGCCGTGCTTCCAACAGTACTGCCATTCCTTAAAGTAACTGTTCCGGCCGTTGCCGTGTTTGTGAAATAGATGCCGGCTACCCTTGTACGACCGGCAATTGCATGTGCATCCACAGTCTTTGTGACTGCCTGGATATTGCTGTTGCTCATGTCCGCTCCTGGTTAGGCAGTACGTGTAAAGACGTATGCGGTGGCGCTTGAAAACATGAGGGTAAAACGGGCAAGACCCGTTGCGCCAGAGGCAACTGTCAGGTCACCAAAGGAACCCGCAGTGTCAACAGCGGCGGTAGACAGAATGCCGTTGGTGGCAACAGCAATAGTTACTGTGTTTGCGCCACCGGTATTGTCAATGTACAGGTCAAAAATCGTACCTTTGGCCGCACTTAATGCTGCTCCAAGCAACGTGCCAGTTGGCAAAGTAATAACGGTTGCGGCAGCAGATGTGGAAGTAATGTAGCCCGTAGCAACTTCAGCAGCAGTGGCTGTTGCAGTGGCATTAATTGCGGAGGTTGTAGCGTGCGTGATGCTGCCTGACCCTGCAACATTGCCGGTGACGTTGCCTGTTACGTTACCTGTTACGTTACCCGTTAACGCGCCAATAAAGCCATTGGTGGACGTGACTGGGCCGGAGAAGGTGGTTGATGCCATGGTAGATTCCTTACATGCAAGTGGAGCACATCTGTCTGCATGTCGTCAGCCGGGACTGTCAGATGTACCGGAAACCCCGGAGTGCATCCAATATACACCATTTTTATGATGCGTCAAGACCATGCCTCACATAGACCCAAAAGTTAGTAAAGCCAAGCATAAGGAGTGGTCGGCCAAACACTACCAAAAAAACAAAGACGAGGTAAAGGTCAGGT